AATGAACAAGGGGAAAACCTTGCTGCCGACCAATGCGGACAAGCCCGCATCCTCCTGCAACATCCGCAGCAGGACAGTTTCAAAATCAACGGCGCTTGCCATAGTGGGCATCTCCCATCATTTCTTGAAGCATCGCATCAACTTTCCGACGGACGGCGTTTCTGGCCTTGCGGAGGAAATGCTTTCCGGGAACGTGCTTCAGTACGGTTTTTCCGTCCTTGGCAACCTGCACATGCCCGAACTCCACAAGGTGGCTATGCGGGGCCTTCACATAGACTACATAGCCGCCGTCCTTGTACTTCGAGCGGTAAATCCAGATGGATTGCCGCAGCCTCCCCGTCTTGTCCCTGAACGCCGTTGAAGCCTTGGCCTTTTCAAAGACCTGCGCGGCAATGCCTCCCAAATCGGAATCAATCTCCGCCCGGACGCCCGCCCGGATGTCTTCGATGGGGATGTCCACCACGACGTCATTGCTCACAGCTCACCTCCCGGCACATCAGCACCAGTTCCCGGCCCCGATTGTCCGGCAACGGGGCAACGATGTTGAACACCTTCCCGTTGTGAATGACGCGCATGTCCGCCGTCACGTCCGGCCTATACCGGATGCGGATGCGCTGCGTGACTTCGGACTGTGCCTGTTGGCTGGCGAAAAACTCCCGCCCGTTCATGGCTTCCAGCGAAGCCCAGACCGTCGCCACGTTTTCCCAGACCTTGTCATGTAGCGGGGCTCCAAATTTCCCAAAAACGAGTTCCTGCCGCTGGATGGTCACGCGGTGGCGAAGCATTCCCGAGCGCATCAGACCACCCCCGTGACGATGTAGGAATCAAGCAGACTGTCCACAAAGCCGTGTCCGAATTCGTTGAAATTCGCGCCCACGGTAAAGCTTTCCCGTTGTTCGTACAGCGTCCCGATGCGTACCAGCATCCATTGTTTCAGGGCCTGCGGGATGGAATCGGCGGCCCACCCCGCAGTCAGTACAACGTCAACACTCCCCCGTGCCGGAAATCCGTGCAGGGGAGTAAGCGAGGCCAAAAGGGGCGCCTCATTGCCGCCATTGCCGCTGGGAGCAAAGGCGTACAGAGAGGGGTCCAGAGTAACGCCATCCGCAGACACAGACAGACAGGAAGAACAGGGGGCAAGAGGAACGGGAAGCACTGCGCCAAGAGGGAACTCCCCTCCAACGCGCCATGTCCATGTCGAAGCCCGGAGAACACGCCCCGTCTTACGCTCGGCGTGCTGCCTTGCCGCCGTAATGAGGCAGGATAGCAACGAATCTTCCTCACTGCCCGTATCGATACGGCAATACAGCTTTGCTTCTTCCAGCGTCACCGGCTCAAAGTCGGCATCCGTGGTGCACCGCAAAAACGTCGTTCCGAACCTTTGCATGGGTGTTCCTCTTGACTGCCCGGCACGTTTTCATGCCGGGCAGCGGCATCGTTAATCCACGATCACGCTGGAGCCGTGGTAGCGTTCTCCGGTGACGATGTATGTTGCAGAAATGATGTTTGCGGCATTGCTGGCTCCTGCCTTGAGGCACAGG